GCCGGTGTCAGCCGTCACCTGGTGCTCAGCCTTAGGGCCAAGGTTCACATGGCAGTGCCAGGTTCGGTCGGCGCGGTCGCAGAAGAGAAGCAACCGGCCACCGTACAGGCTGATCATTCAGCCTCGCCGTAGCTTGCCGAGTGGTACAGCCGCTCGAGGGCCATGCTGGCCGGTTCATCGTCGTTGAGGCCTGAAATAACGTACGCCGCCAGCGGGTCGGTTTTATCGGCTGACACAAACACGGTCGAGGTATCACGCTCCTTCACCACCACCAGGGTGGTCCGCGGGCTGCGCACCAGCAGCGCAACCGCCAGCCGCTCCCAGAAGGTCAAGGTGGCCAGATGCGAGGCTTTCATCCCTCTAGTGTGCCGAGCAACCGGGCGAGATACCAGGCGGCCTTAGCCAGCGAGCTGCGCTGCCCCTTGTGCTGCTCGCGCCAGATGTACTTGATCGCATTCCCCTTGCAGTAGCCGCGAAACTCCTCGGGTGTCAGTGCGGCCTCAATCGCATCAATGCACTCGATACCACCTTGGCAGTAGTGCGGTGGCTCGTTAATAAGATCAGCCATTGCCGACGGCCTGGTAGACGCTGCACTTCGCTGCGAACGTGTAGGCCGAGGTCAAGCTCTCTGGGAACCCGAAGTCACAGACGCCGGTGTTGTCGTTCAGATGGAGGCAGCTGCAACAGGTGATCCGAGGAGCAGGTGCAGGTTTGACGTACCCTTCAGGCTTGAGCTGGTGGTAATCCCCGCCACCCTTATGGCCAGGCTTCGGGATGGCGCGCAGGTCTTCATCCTGATGTGCCCATGCTTTCCAGTTCACGATCCTGCTGATGCAGGACACGTTGACGCCTAGGTCCCGCGCGATCTGGGATGCAGCGATGCCATCACAGAGGTGCAGCAACCGGATCTCGCGCACGGTCTTGCTATCGAAGAAGGAGTTTGGGTTTTTTATCCCGTTGCTGGCGCGTGGGGTCATCAGTCCTCCAGTTCGGTAGCGATGCCAAGGAGTTCGGCGCGACATGCGCGACGCTCACCCCAAATACCTTTCAGTATTTCTGGATCGCCTAACTCTGAGTGTGGCAACTCTGGAGCTGCTTGATCCGCAGCAGCACGAAGGGCGTCGGCAATACCTTGAGCAGTAGTACCAGCCTGGCTAAACACCATGTTGGCAGCATCTAGCACCGCCTGCGCAGCGGGCGATAGGTCAGCCATCAGTATTCAATCCTCACTTTTGCTATCCCATCAAGCGGCACACCAAGGCGATAGGCGGCACCTGCTGACAGGTCAATGCTGTTGCATTCGCACCGGTCACGGATCGGCACCACCAGCGACCGCCCCTTGTGGGTGACCGTGACCCTGGTGCCACATGGCAGCCATGGATGGGCGGCGCTGATGCCCCAGTGCTGGTAGGCGCGGCCCGTGCAGTAGTCAGGCTGGCCCGAAAAATCAGGATGATAGACAGAAGCAGTCACCGTCCTGGCCTGGGCTGGCGCCGCGAGCATGGCCAGCAGCAGCAGGAGCCTCCTCATGCCCACTTCCCTAGCAGGTAGCGGCGGCATACGGCAATCGCCTGATGCGCCTGCTTTGGCGTCATGATTGACCCGGTGTCATCCATCGCCTCGCACACGTCAATGTGCAGCTGCTCGTAGTCGGCATCCCTGAAGTTTGGGCCGATGTCAGAGCAAAACTCCTGCCATAGCCCGGTGTAGGTGGAGCGCAGCGGGTGACCTTTCGGTAGGGCGGCGCGGCCGCTTTTGGCGTAGAGCGCCTCCATCATTTCGTGGCGGCGGTTGTCCAGTGCAAATTGCTTCATGGGTGTTCTCGTAGTGCTTGGCGAATGTGTAGCAGTTCTTCTAGACGGGCTGAGATGGTCGGTTGGCGAGGCAGCTGGCGCAGGTCTTCCAGTCGGATGTCGATCAGCCGGCACAGCCGCAACCGCTCGTCCTGCTGCCCAGCGTGGAACATGCTCGAGTCGGTGATCAACGCTTCCAGCTTGGCGCGGATGTCGTCAGCCATCACACCACCTCCACAGCAGCGCCGGGCCAGCGGGCTTGCGCATAGCCGATTGCGTGCCGCTTTGATTCCGCCCGGGTGATCCAGGTCAACGGCTGCGCGTTTGGCTTGAAGACCAGCAGGCGAAACTCGCGGGTGGTGATGCCCGGCCGCGGCCGGCTGACACCTTCGCCATGCCTGCTGGTCGGTAGTTCGTCATCCCACTGCCATGGGACCAATGCTGCTGTTCTCTTAGTCATGGATGATCGGATTAAATACGGTTTCAGGGTTTAGCCATTCCATCTGGGAGAACCACGGCAACCAGCCGGACTGCTCGGCAATCAGCTTGGCCTCGGCCAGCGTGTGAGCCGTGATGGACTCGATGACGCTGGCCGAACGGATCTGGAAGAAGAACTGGCGGGGAGTGGTCATGGCTTCAGGCCTAGGTGAGCAGCCGGGTGGTTCTGCTGCGCGTGCGCGGCCTCCTGCTTGCCGTTGTCGTAGGCAAGGGCATAGAGGGCTATCAGCAGAAACAAGGCAGCGGCGCGGTTGATCCATGGGTTGGTGGTCATCATGCGAGCGCCTTGCAGACGCGGTAACGGGTGATGTTGAGGCGATCAGCAATCTGGCGCTGGCTGAGGCCGGTGCGGCGCAGGATGCGGATGCGGCGATCGTCGCTAGCGGTTAGCCAGTCGATCACGGCAACCAATACCAGCAGCGGCAGGAACAGCTTCCAGATCAGCAGGGCGGTGAAGGTAAGCATGGGGTGAGTGGGTAAGGGGCAAGAAGCCCCGAAGGGCTCAGGCGGCGTGCGCCTCACAGGAGCGGATCCAACGCTGCAGGTCGCCATGGCGACGGGTCAGCTCCAAGTAGCGGCCGGGGTCGCTGTAGGGCATGAAACCGCGCAGCTCTTGAGCAATCTGATCAGCTTCAGCAGCGAACTGAGTGATCAAAGCCAGGATCTGAGCCTGCATGTTCAGCGCAGCCTCTGGGCTGCCGAGTGGAGGGCCGGTTGCCTCCTGTCCCCTAATTATCCCCCACCACCTGTGGCGCATCATTGCCGCTGTAACAGTTCGTAATGTGGCTCCGTGGTGGGCGGCCCGGCGGGAGCTGTGGCACAAAGCCAAGCTCCAGCGTCACCGCCTCGCGAAGCACCGGCTTGCTCGATGCCGTAGACCATCCAATTGCAAACCGGTTTACCTCCGCCTCCACCGTGAACCACATCCACCCGCACGCTCGGCACACTCGCTGCCGGACCACCTGGTCTGGCAGCTGGCTGTTCGAGCTCCTCACTCCGTGGCGGCTGTGACTGCACTTAGGGCATTGCATCAGAACAGATCATCCTGAGCCACGTTCACCACCGAGCAGTTCGCCGGAGCAGCAGCAGGAGCAGGTGGCACCGCCGCCAGCAGCGCCTCCTCGATCGCCTTCAGCGTTTTAAAGTCCGGCTCGATCGTGAGCCCCAGATACTTCACCCCGCTTGACTGGCTGGTGTTGTTGTATCCGTTCACCCGCAGCGGCACCTCACCTTTGTCGTTTACCGCGGCGTTCATGATGTAGCTGGCAAACGCCATCCGATCCTCCTCCTTGATCCCGAACACCCCGTCAACCTCGGGATACTTCTTGCTTGCGTCATAACGGTCGCCAAGTCGCTGCTGCAGCTTCTCGGCCGTGTTCTTGAAGATGGCGCCTTTGATTTTGAAAGTCATGGTTGCTTTGGGGTAATGGTGTTGGCCTTTTCGTATTGCTCCACCTCGGCCAGGGGATAGAGCACGCGCCCTTCAATGCGCAAATATGGCGGCCCGGTTGATTGCCGTCGCCAGCGGATCAACGTCTGGCGATGGATCTGCCAACGCGCTGCCAGTTGCGCGTCGGTCAGAAACTCAGAAGATGTCGTCATCAGGTTCAGCAGTCACCACTGGTTTGGTGATCTTGGCATTCAACTCATCCAAGCTGGGTGCCTCAGCCTTGACCGTCACCTGTTGGATGTCGATCACCTCCTCCTGGGTCTGCAGGCCCAGCAGCAGATCACTGGCATAAAGCCGCCCCCAGAACGCAGCCGCCCGGTAGCTGATCATCAGCTCTGGCATCGTTGCCCACTTGCTGCCGGACTTGGTGGACCAGCCTTCCTTCTTGGCCATCGCCATCGTGATCGTCGGTCCCTTCAGCTCCTGCTCACTGGCAAGGTCCGTCGCCCGGGCATAGCAGGCCAGGCTCTCACCCTCGCCGCTCATCTCGAATCGCAGCGGGCTGAACCGGCCGCAGCCATTCACCATCGCGATGATGAAGCTGCTGCTCCAGCTTGGCCGGCCGTGGATGACATGCAGGTGCTGCATCGCAAGGAATGGGCTGATGCGCATCCGATTGGCGATCTCCAATGCCACAAGGCAGTTGGCAAAGCCCTGCTGCCCCTGGAACGCCGGCGGAATCAGCGTGCTGCTGGCCAGGGCCTTCGCGATCCGTTGCGCATCCTCGAACGCCTGGATGCCTGAGAACACCGAGCCGCTGGACTGGGTGGTGATAGCAGTGGATTGGGTCATCAGTAGAGCTCGATCTCGGTGGGTGGTTGTTGCTGGGTGCTGCCGGGCGTCATCCAAGCCGGCAGGCTGATCGGTTCGATCTGGTCGCTGTAGCCGGGCCATGCGTCAGCCGCCTTGCAGGTGGCAAGCACCTCAAGGTCTCGCGCGGCGGTCTTGGCACCGGCGGCGATCATCTCGGCATCGGCTGCATAAACAGCGCACGCAAACGGTGCTTTCTTCTCCACCACGACGAACAAAAACTGCTCAGGCCGGGTGCCGGTGGACTGCTCAACGCCGTCGAGGTACCAGCTTGCCTGGACGTGGTAGCGCCAGGTTGCGATCGAGCGGGCAAACTCCCGCGGTGATGCGTCCACGGTGCTTTTCAAATCCACGATCAACCGGCCGTCATCGGTCAGCCAATCCGGGCGGCATTTGCACTGGAGGCCCGTGGCGGCATCGGTCCACATGTGCGTTGTCTCCGCCTTCCCGGGCAAGCCAAACAGCA